GAAACGATAAGCATGCTCGTGTAAATGCTGTTGCACCTTTATTTGAATCTGGTATGATATGGGCTCCTAAGCAAAAGTTTGCCGAAGAAGTTATTGAAGAGTGTGCGGCTTTTCCTTATGGAGATCACGATGACCTTGTGGATTCCACCACGCAAGCGATTATGAGATTTAGACAAGGTGGCTTGATTGATCATCCAGAAGATTATGTGGATGAGATCAAAGAACAAAAGGTTAGAGTTTATTATTAATGGCTGAAGGAATCTTAACATTAAATCCAATTACACCTGAAAGAGATGCGGATGAATTAGGTAGACCTAGTTATATTGAAGCTCCTCTAGGGGCTGGTATAGGTCTAGCTTTAGCTAATATGTTTAAGAAAAGAGGAATAGGAGATAACAATCCTCCGAGTCCAATTGAAGAAGAACAACCACCTCAAAAAGAACCACCTAAAGGTCCAGATGTTGGAGAAGAGATTTTAACAAATCTTGCAACAAGAGAACTTGAGAAAAAAATAAAAGAAAAAGATAAGTCAGGTGTTGAATTACCTACTTCTTTAACAACTCAAAATTTTTTAGATGATAATTTAATGAATGATCTTTTAAAAATAAGAGGAGGTATAAAAGGATATCAAGAAAATATGCAAGGCCCATTTCCTAAAATGCCAGCTTCTACAAAAAATTTTATGCAAACAGAATTATTTAATAAGTTAAATGATAAATATAAACTTAATTCTTATCCAGAAGGTGAAACACCAGAAACAGTTAATCCATTTAGAAAAGATTATTTAGAACGCACATATAATAAAAGATTAAGTGGGATAGAATATATAACATCAGTCGCCTATGATGTTATTGGGGCAACTAGTGATCAATTTGTTAAAGATTCTATACTTATTGTAGATGAAGATGGATTACCCGTAGCAGGTGCAAAAATAAGTATACCTGGAACTAATTTAAATTTTAGTGATGTATATGGTAAAGATTCTATAGTAATTACAGAGGCAGGTAGTATTTTTACAAAGGCAAGTGATAAATTATTTAATGAAATTATAGAATTAGCAAAGAAAAAAAATAAAAGATTTGTAGTTGCAGAAGATTTAACTACTCCCGAAGCTTTAGAGGCTATGGAAAAAAGAGGTTTTAAAAAACCTACTACAAAAGATACTAAAAAATTTAAAGGTAAAAAAATTAGAAGACCTAATGGAAGATCCGCTGTCCAAAAAAATTTAGTGTTTGATTTGGGTGTACCAGAACCAAAAGCCTTTGGTGGTTTGATTGATAAACCATTACCAGGAAGAAGTAGAGATATATAATGGACTACGGTAAAAAATACATGGCCAATGCCGACAAGGCAACCCAAGAAAAATTTAATGAGATTGTAAAAGATTTAAGAGTAGATATGTCTCTTGAGTCCGCGGTCAGTGAAGCATTGAGACAGATGCGAGAAATGAGACAAGGTAAAAAAGGTGGTGGTATGATTGACAAACCACTTGGTTCAGGAGGCGTGAAATCTGGCCCACCTCCAAAATCTGGTCCTAATCCACAAGGCTTGAAAATTCCTTTAAAACAAGTTAAACTCTAAGATCGGAGAAATTTTAAATGGCAGACATAGATAAATCCCTTCCCAATGAAGTTCGAACTGAAATTGAATTACCAGAGGAAGAAGTAGTAGAACAAGAAGAGATTGTAGAAAAAGGTCCTGTTGAAGTAATACCAGAAGAAGATGGTGGTGCAACAATAGACTTTGAACCAGGTGCCATTAACATACCAGGCACGGAAAATCATTTTGATAATCTTGCAGATATTTTACCTGAAGATATTTTAGAACCGATTGGTAATGACATGGTGAATAATTACATGGATTACAAATCATCTAGAAAAGATTGGGAGCAAACTTATATTCAAGGTTTAGATTTATTAGGATTCAAATATGAAAATAGAACTGAACCCTTTCAAGGAGCTTCAGGTGCAACTCATCCAGTATTAGCAGAAGCAGTTACACAATTTCAAGCACAAGCATACAAAGAACTCTTACCTGCAGACGGCCCTGTTCGAACTGATATTATCGGTGTTGACAGTCCACCTGTTCAAGAGCAAGCGAACCGAGTTAAAGATTATATGAATTATATATTGATGGATCAAATGCAAGAATACGAACCTGAGTTCGATCAAATGTTGTTCCATTTACCATTAGCAGGATCTACTTTTAAAAAAGTTTATTATGATCAGCTATTGGGTAGAGCAGTGAGTAAATTTATTCCTGCTGAGGATTTGATTGTTCCGTACACGGCTACCTCATTAGACGATGCGGAATCAATCATCCATGTTTTAAAAGTTTCTGAAAATGATTTAAGAAAACAACAAGTGAATGGTTTTTATTCAGACGTTGACCTTGGACCACCGAACACGGATCAAAAAGATGAACTCGAACAAAAAGAACGAGAGCTTTCTGGTACAAGAAAAACTGGCAAACAAGATGATGTTTATACTTTGTTAGAGTGTCATGTAAATTTAGACTTAGAAGGTTTTGAAGATGTTGGCCCTGACGGTGAACAAACAGGAATTAAATTACCTTACATCGTAACGGTTGAAGAAGGTTCAAGACAAGTTTTATCTATTAAAAGAAATTATGCACCAGAAGATATTAAGAAACAAAAGATACAATACTTTGTTCACTTTAAATTTTTACCTGGTCTAGGTTTCTATGGTTTTGGTTTAATCCATATGATTGGTGGCTTAAGTAGAACTGCAACTTCTGCATTAAGACAATTACTCGATGCGGGAACATTATCAAACTTACCCGCTGGATTTAAACAAAGAGGAGTTAGAGTTAGAGATGAAGCTTCTCCAATTCAACCTGGTGAATTTAAAGATGTGGATGCTCCAGGTGGTTCATTAAGAGATGCATTCTTTCCATTACCTTACAAGGAACCTTCTCAGACACTGTTGCAATTAATGGGAATTGTTGTAGGGGCTGGACAAAGATTTGCCGCTATCGCTGATATGCAAGTTGGAGATGGAAATCAACAAGCAGCCGTTGGTACTACAATTGCATTATTAGAACGTGGTTCAAGAGTCATGTCTGCAATTCATAAACGATTGTTTGCAGCAATGAAAAAAGAATTTAAATTACTTGGAAAAGTTATTGCTCAATACTTACCTCCTGAATATCCATATGACGTGGTCGGTGGTGCAAGAACTATTAAGCAAGTAGATTTCGATGATAGAATTGATATCGTTCCTGTTGCAGATCCAAATATATTTTCAACATCACAAAGAATTACAATGGCACAAACTGAATTACAATTAGCTCAGTCTAATCCACAAATTCACAATCTATATAATGCGTATCGAAAAATGTATGAAGCAATTGGAGTTAAAGATATAAATAAAATTCTTCCTCCACCTGCTCCAATACAACCTGTAGATCCAAGTGTTGAGCATATTAATGCATTATCAGGAAAACCTTTTCAAGCATTTCCAAATCAAGATCACAGAGCACATATCACAGCGCATTTAAACTTTATGTCAACGAATATGGTTAGAAATAATCCTATGATGATGGCTGCAATTCAAAAAAACATTTTAGAACACATAAGTTTAATGGCTCAAGAACAAGTTCAATTAGAATTTAGAGAGCAAATGATGCAAATGCAGATGTTACAACAACAAGCACCAACGAATCCACAAGCTGCACAACAACTTCAACAGCTTTCACTAGTGATTGAAGCTAGAAAAGCAGTGTTGATTGCTGAAATGACAGAAGATTATATGAAGGAAGAGAAGAAAATTACTTCTCAATTTGATTCAGACCCACTATTGAAATTGAAATCTAGAGAAGTTGATCTTCGAGCAATGGAAAATGAGCGTAAAAAACAAAATGATGAAGCTCAACAAGAGATTGCAAGAGCAAGATTGCTACAACAAAAAGATATTTCAGAAGATAAGCTAGAACAAAATGAAGATTTAGCAAAATTAAGAGCTGGAGTCTCACTTGCAAAGTCTGGAGTTCAACAAGCAAACATTATGATGGAGGATGACTAATGCCAATGACCACTAAAGGGAAGAAAATCATGAAATCTATGAAAAAACAGTACGGAAAAAAGAAGGGTGAAAAGATTTTCTATGCATCTAAAAATAAAGGTGTTATAAAAGGAGTAGAAAAGGGTAAAAAATAATATGATAAACTATAAAAAACAAAAAATGATAGACATTCCTAGTCAGAATGTAGAAATTGATCCAAGATCTAAGACTACAGCTGACAAAGCGTTCAATGGTTTACCAACTGGTGACAAAGAACAAGTCAGAGGTCAAAGAAGAATGCTATCTGATAAGAAAAGAAAAGCTACTTGGTACTAGTATGTGGTTCAGCGCTATTAAATTAGCCGCTCAAGCTGGCTCTCACATATTTAAAAACCGCCAAAGAACTAAAATGCTTATGGCTGATGCACAAATGCGTCATGCAGAAAAGATGGCAAACGGCGAAGCCGAATACCAGGGCAAATTATTAGAATCAAGAAATTCCGACTGGAAAGACGAATTTATTTTATTATTGCTTTCGGCTCCAATTGCGTTATTATCATGGGCAGTGTTTTCGGATGACCCGAGTGCTATGGAAAAAATGAAATTGTTCTTTGAATAT